GTGTGTTTCAAGACAAAACGGCAAAACTGAACTTGCTAAATTGAGGATACTTGCAGGCATCTATCTCTTTGGTGAGAAGTCAATTGGAATGATGTCATCTAATCGCAATATGGCAGTTAATACATTTAGGCAGATCCATTACTTGATTCAAGATACACCGGCATTACTTGAGTTATGGGAGAAGACTTACAGCACTAATGGCAATGAGCGAATCAGGTTCAAGAATGGTGCTGAGATTATGGTAATTGCAGCGACAAGTGAGGGCGCCAGAGGCTACTCATTTTCATTCATATTTATTGATGAATTACGGGATATAAAACCCGAAGCCTGGGATGCCGCTTTGTACACAACACAGGCAAAATCTGAATCTCAAATTTTATGCGTATCAAATGCAGGGGATAAGAGCAGTACAGTGTTGAACTCCTTGCGTGATAAGGGCCTTGAAGATAAGACACCTTCATTGAGATGGCTTGAATGGAGTGCGCACCCATCGCTAAAGATTACAGATCCTAAAGCCTGGGCCCAGGCCAATCCTGCATTGGGTCACACAATCACGGCTGAAATTCTTGAGCACCGTATCTTGACTGGTGAACCCAACCAAGTGCGAACAGAAATGCTAACGCAATGGGTGCAGAATTTGGCAAGCCCCTGGCCCATCAATGCCTGGATGGATAACAAAGTGGAGAATATGGTGTTTGAGCCTGGTGCATCTACATTCTTTGCAATGGATATATCCCCAAGCCGACGGCACGCTGCTCTCGTGGCAGGCCAATTAAATGGCGATAAGGTCAAACTCAAATGCCTACAAACTTGGAATGCGCAATCCAGTATTGACGATTTAAGAATGGCCAGCGAAATCAATGAGCATATCAAACGGTTTAAACCAAAAATGTTGTTGTTTGATCGGTACACCAGCGCGGGAGTAGCAGCGCGGTTGGCACATACTGGTGTCTTGGTAACTGAGATTTCAGGCCAATTATTTGCCAGTGCGTGCGATGAGATGCTAGCAGCAATGAGCCATAATCGGATTGAGCATTCAGATCAATATGAATTAAGCGAATCTGTCAACTCTTGTGCTATGCGAACCACTGATTCAGGTTGGCGAATTGTACGAAGAAAATCAGCGGGTGGGGAAGTGGCAGCAGCCATTGCCAGCGCAATGGTTATCTGGTATGCAAATAAACCCCAGGCAGTTGCAGCCATCTATGTCAATTAGACACGCCGAAAGCATTAAAGGTTATTTTGCCCTGATTTGTCGTATGCTTCCGCTATGGGTTTAAGGTCTGCATTGCGCATTGTTGATGGTGCAATCCCTGAAAGTAAACCTACTATTCAAGCACAATATGCCCCACCTGTTATGGATGGCTTTAATGCTTATTCTTTTTTAAATTCAGCAGTTTATATAACACGCACCGAAGCACTGGCCGTTCCCAGTGTGAGTAGGTGTCACTCGTTGATTACGGGCGTGATTGGCAGTATCGAATTGAACCTGTACAAAAAATCAACGGGTGCAGAATTAGAATCACCAATTTGGTTAGAGCAACCAGATTACCGTCAACCAAGATCAGTAACGATAAGTGCAACAGTTTCAGACTTGTTTATGCACGGGGTAAGTTTTTGGGAAGTCACTCAGGTTTTTGCAGACAGTGGCAGGCCTTCAAATTTTGCCTGGGTTTCATATGATCGCGTTACACAAAAATTAAATTCAACTAATACTTTAGTTGTAGGTTACACCGTTGATGGATCTGGATTGCGGCCACAAAATGGTCTGGGAAGTATCGTCACATTCCAGGCACTCGACTCTTTGGGGATATTGGGTCGCGGTGGTCGCACTATAAAAGCCGCTTTGGATTTAGAAAAAGCAAGTGCAATTGCCGCCGAAACTCCGCAAGCCTCGGGGTACATTCAAAATTCTGGAGCGGATTTACCAGAGGAACAAATTACCGGATTGTTAAGCGCGTGGAAACTTGCAAGGCAACAAAGATCAACGGCTTATCTCTCATCAACTTTGCGGTTCGAGGCCAATAACTTTTCCCCTAAAGATATGCTTTACAATGAAGCAAAACAAATGTTTGCAACAGAGATTGCGCGGCTTTGCAATACGCCTGCATATCTTTTAAGTGCAGACCTAAACAACAGCCTCACTTATTCCAATGTCCTTGATGAGCGCAGACAATTTACCGATATGACTTTAATGCCTTTTATGATCGCAATTCAAGAACGTTTGTCAATGGATGATTTAACTGCACGTGGCAATGAAGTGCGTTTTAATGTTTCTGAAAGTTTTTTAAAGTCAGATGCACTTACACGCTTGGCAGTAATTGAAAAAATGTTGGCGTTAAATCTTATTACTTTGGATCAAGCCAAAGAGATGGAAGACCTTTCACCGAATGGAGCAGACAATGGATCAGAAGCCCCTACACCTAACCTTTAACACAACAGTTGAAGCATCGGATGCAGAGCGCCGAATTATTGCTGGAAAAATTGTACCGTTTGGCGAAATTGGCCATACCAGTGCAGGCGAAGTGGTATTTGAAAAAGGTTCCATCAGTTACAACACTGGTGGCAAAATTAAACTTTTATTAGAGCACAATGCAAAAGATCCAATTGGAATAATGCAAAGTGCAAGTGAAGATGCCTCAGGCATTTATGCAAGTTTTAAAGTTGCGCCAACAACCAAAGGTAATGATGCTCTCATTGAGGCAGCAGAATTGCGCGATGGATTAAGTGTTGGAGTAATTGTCGATGCAGCAGAACCACGCAATGGCATTTTGTATGTAACAAAAGCCAGCCTGCGTGAAGTCAGTTTGGTACAGGCGGCGGCTTTCAGCACTGCTAGTGTTTCTGCAATCAGTGCTACGGAAGCAACACCTGAACCAGTAGAGGAAACAACCCAACCAACCGAAAGTGAGGCCAGCGTGGACAACGCTACCCCAGCACCCGAGGTAGAAGCCGCCAAGTCGGTCGAAGCCTCACAACCGTCATACACTCCAGTTGCACATACTGAAGTGCGTTCACCTATTAAAACAAAATCTAATTACTTGCAACACTCAATTTATGCACGTTTAGGCAATGATGATTCAGCGCAATACATTCGCGCTGCAGATGCAGTTGCAAAGAAAGCAATGCAATTTGCCGATGATTCATTTACAACAAACCCTGCATTCTCACCAGTGCAATATGTGCCAACAGTTATTGACACATCAATTGGTGCACGTCCAACCATTGATGCATTAGGTGGAGCGCGTCCACTTCCAGCAAGTGGAATGACAATCTCACATCCAAAAATTACAACCAACGGTACTGAAGCAATCACTGCTGAAGGTGCTGCACCATCTGAAACTGGCATTGTGTCCGCCTATGTAAATGCAACTGTACAGAAAGTGGCCGGTTTACAACGCTATAGTCAAGAGTTGCTCCTTAGAGCAGATCCAAGTTTTTTTGACGCAATGCTTGAAAATATGACGAGAGCCTATAACGGTGCAACAGATGCAGCAGTTATTGCAGAAATTGTTTCCGGTGGAACTCAAGCAACAGCACAGGCAGCAACCATTGCAGGTTTGCAGGCTTATGTTGCACAGGCTGCACCAGCAGTTTATGCAGGCACCGGCGAAGTTGCATCTGCATTTATTGCAGGTACTTCCGTTTGGTCATTATTAATCGGCAGCCTGGATACTACGGGAAGAAGCATATTTAATGCCGCTGCTCCTATGAATGCCAATGGACAATCTGCACCGCGTTCATTGCGCGGCGATATGATGGGCTTGGATCTCTGGATTGACAGCAAGATGGTTTCAACAACCATTGATGATTGTGCATTCATTGTGACACCATCAGCAATTGCAATTTACGAATCACCAATTCTTCAACTCTCAACTAACGTGCCTAGCAGCGGAGAAATTGAAACGGAATTGTTTGGATTCATTGCAGTTAAAACACTTACAGGAGCAGGTTTACAGCGTTACAACCTAACCTGATCTAAACCCTAGAACGGCCGCCCCTTACCCCTAGTCCGGTAGGGGGTTGGCCACTAAACTGAAAGGAGTATCCAATGGCCGCTACATTTGTGACGATGGCTGAGTTGAGAACAAATCTTGGCATTGGAACTTTATATTCAGATTCAGTGGTTGAAGAAGTCTGCCAAAGTGCTCAAGACATTATTGATTCTTATCTTTGGTATAACTCAGCACTGGTTTATTCAACGGCTCTAAACAACAACATTGCAACCATCACAACTACGCAACCTCACGGATTTGTCACTGGTGAAAGCGTAACGGTCACCAAATCTGACACCGCAACATTCAACGGTACTTACACGATTACCGGATACACAGCCTATACATTTACTTATGCAAAAACAGCAAGCAATCAAACAACACATTTGGTGCGACCTTACGGTCTAGTTAAAGGGCCAAATCACTCAACCGCCTATGCAAGCGTGCCAGCAGTACGCGAAGCATCGCTTATGATTGCAACAGATATTTGGCAGGCCAGACAAGCACCGAGTGGACAAGGTGCAAGCATTGATCAATTTGTCCCTGCACCATTTAAAATGGGCAACACATTGATTGCGCGAGTGCGCGGAATTTTGGCACCTTACCTTTCACCGAATGCAATGGTGGGGTAGATGCCAACAGCAATTACAACTCTTAGAACAACACTTGCAACAACTCTGGCCAATCCTGGTGTTTGGTCAACCTTTGCCTTTCCAAGTCCAGCACCCATTGCCAATTCTGTAACGGTGATGCCAGACGATCCTTACCTGGTCCCAAACAATCAAACCAGATCAAGCATCCAACCATTTGCACGATTTAAAATTATGATTATTGTGCCTGCTCTAGACAATCAGGGCAATTTAAATAGCATTGAAACTTTTGCAGTTGCCGTGTACACCAAACTTGCAGCGGCCTCATACGCTTTAAACATCACGGGATTTAGTGCACCCACAATTTTAAACCTT